GAGATGGGATTGCCAGGATTACCTCCGGGATTTGGGGTATAATAAAATATGCCTAAAACTAAAGAAGAACGTGCTGCTTACAAGAAGGCTTGGCAATTAGCAAATAAAGAAAAAGTTGCTGCTTATTATTTAGAAAATAAAGAAAAAATAGCTGAACAGGAGAAGGTTTGGCGCTTAGCTAATAAAGAAAAAAAAGCTGTTACTAATAAGGCTTGGACAAAAGTTAATAGAGAAAAGATTTCTGTTTATGAAAAAACTTACCGCCTCAAACTAAATCTTATGAATAAAAAAATATCACGTAGCAGCCTACGTGCTTGGTCTCTTCAGGTTAGAACAAGAGATACTGCTTGTCTCTATTGTTGTTCAACAAATAAACTACACGCTCATCACATTCTTTCTAAAATTAAGCATCCGGAACATGCTCTCTTCCTTGACAACGGCATTACTTTATGTGAGGTGTGTCACATTCAAGAACATACCATCAACGGAGATATTTAATGCCAGTTTATAGTTATATTTGTTACACTTGTAAAGTACAGTCTGATAAACTTTGTAAGTGGGACGTAAAAAATGAACAAATCTGTCAGATGTGTGATAGTACCTTGGTCGCATTAGTAACCGCACCAGCTAAAACTTCTTCTTCGTGGGGTGATCAGACTGGGACATACGGTGTCAACGGCTACTATTCCAAGGCGCTTGGAGCTTATACTTCTTCTCAGAAAGAAGAAGCAAAAATTATGAAGAGCCGTGGATTTATTCCAGAAGCCGATCTTCCTAAGAGGTATTGGGAAGATGAGACTAGTAGGCGTGTTGCCGTTGCGGAACAACAGGATAAATATACAGCGGAATATAAGGGTCTTTTGTCAAGTGGTAAATCGAAAGAAGAGGCAATAGCAGAAACATTTTCAACTGAAAGAATTATGTCCGGTGAACTAGAAAAAACCTGGGGATCAACCCCTATAACAGAATAAAGGAAATATTATGAAAGAGATAAAAATCACGATTGGTGGCAGAGATAAAATGGGACCCGAAGCACCTATGAATGAAATGCTGGATGATCTTGAAGAGGGCGGTGAGGCTCTGTACGATAAGATGGCACCAACAGGTGATTTTTCCAAGAAAAGTCTTAATAACCTGGTATCTGCTACTAATAGACTTCTTCCAGCTTTTGGACAGAGCGCCGATTATCCTACTTTTGCTGAAGATCTCACTAAACTTCCCACTGATTTTGTTCGCGTTATTTCTATGTTTGCTGATGCAGTCGATGACGCAATCGAAGAAGAAGTTGTTGATGGAGGGCTGTCTCTATCCCTGGATAACATTACAGATGATCTATCACTTACTGCCGCAGCAAGCAAGATAGACGCTCTTTCCAGGAATAAAGATTTTAAAAAGTTCCTACGCGAACCTTATTCCGAGAAGGAAGAAGAAAAGACTGGATCTATGATGGAAGAAGATGTTATGGACGAAGCGACAATGGATAGCTTAATGATGGATCGCATGTAATCGCGTTAGAAAAGAAATAAAATAAAGGAATAAAATGGAAAATAATGAGACTGGTCCAGAGACCACGACCTCCGTAGAAGATGGTTCAGAATTACTTTCAGAAAATATATCAGTAGATGATCTTCTCGGTTTAAATTCTGATCAAGTACCAGAATTTCAGGAAGGTATAAATCATACTGGGATGAAACCTTTGTCGGAATGGACTAAACATTTGCCAGAAGATGTACGCAAACATCTAGCAAATATTAGATCTGATTACACTAGAAAAACACAGGAAATTGCCTCTATGAAAAAAGAGCTAGAGATGGACAGGCGTTCATATGCTCTAGAAAAAGAAGCTACCCTCAATAATCCTCTCGCACGTAGAGCCGCTGAACTTGCAAATACTACCGAAGAATTTGATCTATATGATCCTGAAGGAATGAAGAAAGAAATCGAAAGACAATCGGCCAAGATGTTGTCTGAAATGTTAAAGCCAGCTAGAGAAGAGATCATGCTCCAACAGCGGAAGATGGCTCTGAATGATTTTAAAAGAGAAAATCCTGAGCTAACAAACCCTGAATATCGGCTAGAAATTGCCAAAATGCTTCAGGATAGACCAGAGCTAAAGCTTGAGGATGCATTTTATATTGTCAAAAGTAAAGTAGATTCAGCGAAATCACGAGAAGCGGCAAAAGTTGTTGCGGCACAGACCAATAGTCGCAGAGAAGCCTTACAGAAAACTTCTAATGGTTCTGCTACTGTGCCAAAGGGAACACCAAAGTTCCGTGACGCGTATGAAGCATTTTTATATCATAAATCTCAAGGTATGAAATAAAGGAAAACCCCCTAGGTTTCTAGGGGGTTACTTCTTTAGACTGGATTTATAAGTTCCATAGCCTTTCTTCTACTGGCTGGATTAGTTCCCACAGATTATCATCACCATCCAAATAAAAGTTATAATGTTCTCCATCCACTTTGCTTTTGATAACTATATCCCATTCCCCAGGATACCGCCAAGTAGATTTGTCTACAGATATCACCTCATACATCTGATAACCACCGCCGCATTTTGCTCTGATTACTTCGCCCATATAGTAGGGTTGCTTCTTTACTTTTATTCTTGCCATCGTAGCCTCCCCTCTATATATAAATATTACCAGATCGGTGGGGTCGGCAACAGGAATCTTTAAATAAAAAAACCCCCTAGTTCTAGTCTAGGGGGTTTTAGTTTAGAGGCGACACGTACAAACCACGCTTCTAAGTAGGTGAAAAGTCTTCTTAGAGCAGGGCAAGAACAAAATCGCTCTTCCCTGCCCTTATATAGTACTTCATTCTTCAGAAGAAGCTTGAGATTTTTTATTTTTATAATATTCTTTTATAGAGGCAGAAAGTTTAGCCTTAGTTTTATCAGAAGTTTTTTTTCCTGTTCTAGCAGCCGACATTTTTTTGCAAGTTTCCTCAGAAGGTTTTTGTCCCTTCTTAGTTATGCTTTGGGTAGTAGATATTTTTGCAACATGCTCAGGAGATTTAGGAACACCTTTTCTAGTAGCAGACATTTTCTTCTTAGTCTCCGACGATACTTCTGTTCCAGAAGATCCACCGCTAGTGCGGTTCCAACCTTTGGGTTCCATGCAATCATATTTAGCTATCCAATATTTCTCTCGGTCATTCAGCAAATCTTTGGAAACCTCTTCCAAGACACAAAATATAAACTTATCTACCCCAGCATCTTTGATGGCTCCAGCAATACCAGAGGATTTCTTACCCGGCGTGGTGTGAGCCTTCCATCTTTTTATACAATCATTGGACTGACCCACATAAGCACGACCTGTCTCTTTGTGTTGGATTAAATAAATGCCACAAATCTTGCGTTGCCAATAATCTACTTTTGTCATAATGCCTCTCCTTCATGGTACTAGATCCGTAGCTTGGATGTGCAGCGGATGGGGGAAGATTTCCTACAAGATGATTTACCAGAGAACGTTTCTTGTTGGGACTTGGCCTGATCTACTTTGTTACCAAGTCTCGAATCTGCTCAGCTGGTGTCTCATCGAGCGCTTCAGGGGTTCGCTTCGCTCACTAGGTGTTTTTATATTACCATATTTTGGCAGAACTTTCTAAAAATAAATAAAAATAAATATTTGTTTATTTGACGTTTTCTGCTATTTTAGGTGGCAACCTTTCCCGCACCTAAAATAAAATCCTCAAATGGACACTTTGTTTAAAAAATCTGGTGAAGGAACGGCAATAACTTTTTATAAGACTGCAAAACTTCAAACCTATTTTTTTATTAACTGTATTTATTAAAGGATTTAATATGACAATTTCTAATGATCTTCTCTCTTCAACCCTCTTCTCCATCCGTGATGGCGAAGTAGACGAACTTTACCAAAAGGTAGCCTTTCTCGATAGCGCCCGTAAGCACAAGGGCGTCGAGAAGGAAAATGGCGGCATAAAAATTCAGCGCCCCCTCTCAATCGCAGAGCACAGCACCATCACCCAGCTCCCCACTGGTTATGAGCCTGTCTCCCTCGCAGTTTCTGACATTCTTCGTCCCGCAATCTACGACTGGTGTGACTTTACCGCTCCAATCGTAGTTACCAAGAAAGAAGAACTAGAAAACAGCGGCGAGAAAGCAATCGTAAAGATTGTCGAAGCTCGTATGCGTTCCGTTATGTCCATGCTTCGTCGTGAACTTAACAGACAGATCCTCGCTGGTTCTTCCACCGTGCTCACCACCATGAACACCCTCTCTCCCGCAGTTACCGCTGGTTTCTTCGAAGTCGAAACCAAGCCAAATCAGACCCACGTAGTTGGTGGTGTTTCCAAGGCAACTTTCAACGTAAATGGTTGGACCAATCAGATCTTCGACGCTTCCGCAGGCTTCGGTACCAACGGAATCCGTGGTATGCAGCAGCTTTACATCAACGCAAACAGCGTAAGCCCAATGGGAGATGTAAACACAGTTCTTCTTTCTGAGAACGCTATGGCCAACTACCGCAGAGCACTTTTTGTGAATGAGCGCTACATCAACGAGAAGACCCTC